GCAGCGTCAGATTGCAAACTCTGCCAGGGGTTAGCAGATTCGAGTAATGATTGTACGTTAGACATTGTATTAATGTATAGTATTTTTTTTATTTTTTATAAGCCTGCAAGTTTTTTCATTCTTTCGAATGTCGGATTAACTTCTACCACAGGCTGTTTTGGTGAAGTACCGATTGATTTAGAAGCAAATCCTTTGCTTTCTCTTACCAACTCTTTCTTAGCGACTCTTTCTAAGCCTTCTTGTAGAGTTTCGAATACCAACTTAACTTCTTTTACTGTCTCAGCTTTGTCAAAAGCAGTTAATACTTTAACTTTTTGTGATTCAGTAAGGTTTTTAGCCTTGAAAATTTTGTTGGTGTAAAGAAGTTTAGAATTCAACAAGTTAATTTCGTGTAATTCTGACTTCAATGTGTTAATAGTTTCGATAGCTTCAGTTAATTCAGACTCCATAGCTTTCATCTTTTCAGTTTCCTTCTCTTGATGGTCTTTTTTAGCTTCTTTCATTGGATCTTCTTCGTGAGACACTTCAGCAATTTCTTCTTCATCAGATACTTCTTTTTCAGCGCCCTCTTCAGGCTCCTCTACTTCAGCACCAGCTTCATCTTCCATTCCTTCGTGACCAGCCTCTAATTCACCAGCTTCGATCATTTCATCTACCACAGATTCAATAAATTTCTTTAAGTCTTCTTCAGTCATTTCTTCAAGATCGATTTCAACATCGTCTTCATCTTCTTTACCTTCTTCTTTTTCGCTTTCTTCTTCTTCTTTCATGTGATCATGAGCAGTTGAAGCAGTGTCAGCGTCATTGATAAGATCTTCGCCTTCTTCAAGCTCTTTTAAAAGCTCTTCAATTTCAGCGTCGGTGGTGTCTAAAGATTCAGTGATGATTTCGTCTTCTTCCATGTCCATCATTTTCTTTTCGAACATCGATTTCAAATGTGGTGTGAAAGCCTCTTCTAATGCAGCTTTTGCATTAGTGATAGCGACTTCCTTTACAGCTTTTGCATCAGCAATAGCTTCTTTTAACAATTCTCTGTTTGTCATTTTCCTAATAATAGTTTTTTTTGGGAAATACGCTTATTAATAAGAGCGTAATAATTTTTTAGAGTAATAAGTGGTACCGCATTAAACCGTGGTACATACGAATATAAATATGCACTATTCTGGTAAAAATATGAAACCCTCCTTTTTTAGGGGAGGGTCAGTCAAAGGATGCTATCCTAAGAGGGGTTAAAATATCGGACAGTTGCCATGAGCACATAAGATCTCTCTTATAATCTCATTAGCTTTACTGAACTGACTTACGGTCTTAGATAGACCCTCATGTAATGGGTGCATCCAAGAACCTGGATTTGATGGAGTAGATACAAAATCCCAGCATAGTAATTCGAAATCTTCTTGAACTTCTAGTGTTTCCCCCATTTGTTTTACTGATCCCATTCCTCTAGATGATACACCAACAGTGATGCCTGAGTTCATTAGAGCTTGTAGTATATTTCCAGAAGGAGTTGGTAGGATTTCAATCTTACCCATAATGTTATTACCGTCCCACCAAATGTCTTTGATGTTATGACATACATTTTTAAGGTTAATAACAGTAGATTCAGGGTGATCTAACTCACCAACTGCTCTATTGTGTCTAACAGAGTCCATGTACTTATCAATTTCTCTTTCCCAAATCTTTTTACTGTAGTATCTACCATTGCCGTTTTTGATTTCAGCAGTCGCCAAAGGACCTTCTACTAATGGAAGACCAGAACTTCCCTTCGCTTCAGATAACTTCAAAGCACGGGGTTGAAAAGATATAGTTTCAATAAGTAAGTTCTTACTCATTTGCCTACTTTTAAATTCTTTCTGTTAATCAACTCTCTAACCATTCCAGACCAAGATTCTGTCTTAGGTTTTGAGTGTGCTTCTATCTTCTTAGTAAGCTCTTCTTTTTCAGCAGGGCTTAGCTTCTTCATAAACTGAGTTTTAAAAGCAGGATCAGCATCCATTTGTTTAACATACTCTTTAAACTTCTTTGGATTGTTATCGGCCATCTGTAACATCATTGCAGTGGTTGGCATACCAGTAGCATCTACTTCTAATACAGGACTATTTTCGAGAACCGTATCTTCCATCATTGATTTATTGTTTACTTTCTTAGCTGCTTTAGTTTTCTGCTTTTCGTATAGAGCTTTTTTCTTTTCTAGTAGCTTAATATCTCTCTGTGTGTCTTTAACTGCTTTTTCGTTAATGTATTCTTTAACATCATCGCCTTCTGCTACAGTCATTTTTTTAGCCAACTCATCAATCTTCTCTTGAGTTTTCATAATCCTATTTTCCCAAGCAGCTACTTCGCCCATTTTTTCAATTTGGTCGATTTCTTTTTGAATAGCTCTTTTCTTAGCTTCGTTTAGGTTAACGGGTTCCATTCCTGAAGATTTATATTTACCTGTTACTTCTTTTGTTGGTCCTAAACCAGGAGCATCTTGAGTGTATCCAATACCTTTAACTCCGAATGCTGCATTCTTAATATAGAACAAAGGATCTTTTTCTAAGTTCTTAAATACAACTGCTTTGATTTCATCCTCTGTTTTATCAGCATTCTTAGGATCTTTCATCTCAGCATAGTATCCGTTAAGGATTTCTTGAGTTGAAATGTTGTTGTTGTTCTTCTTATCTTCGTAGTTGTATCCAGCAGTCTCTTTCTCGGTTACTGATTTATCAGTATCTTTTAAGTCTGCTTTTACAGTTTCGGTATTCTCTTGAAATATTTTAAACCAATTTGGAGTTTCAGGTCTGTTAGCAGATACTAATACCATAGCTTCGTTGATAATTCCTTTCTCGGCAAGAGAGTGAATAACTTGATCAAACGTTTGAACATTGGTAATATACTGAGGGAATTCAGCTCTAACTTCTTTTAAGAAGATTTCTTTATTGCCTTTACCTTCTTTAATAAGATTGTATCGATTTTGTAGGCTTTTCATATGTTATAAATAGGTATTGTTTATTTCCAAAGATCTTTATACACCATCCCCTTAGCTGCTTTACGTACTTTATTTTTATTGACGAGTTTATAACCCATCTTTAAGTAGTAGTTACGTGAAGTACCGCTAGCTTTTTTATTTGGATTAAAAGCGTTGGGGGTCATATAGCCGCCAGCTGCTCCAGAGGTTGATTCCTCTCTAAGCCACTGTTTAAGCTTTTCTTTGAGCTGTCTTCTGGTTGCCATTATAGCTCATTAACAAGTTCGTAGTATTGTAACAAGTTAATGATACAGTCATTAGTTACTTTTTCAGTCTTTTCTAAAGGCTTAACGTATTTTATAATTTCTGTAATTTTAATTTTTAAGACTTCGTCTTTAAGTACACTTGTTTTCTTACTTAGTAAGTTTTGTACTTCTGTAATTTTAGCATTGTAGTACTCCTTTAACTTGTCTGTATTATCAACTGCTGTAACAACCTCTCTTAGTACTTCTTTTTGCTGAGGTGTTAGGTGGTCATACTTCTCATTGAACTTCTCTAGTAACATTTTGTACGTTAAGATACGTAAATCCTTACTATATCCTTTGTATTCCTCTAAGAGTTCATCTGATTGTACTACTACCGGTACTTTAGTTAAGTGTTCGAATAATGTAATTTTATTGTTAATTACTGTTTCTGGAGCTACCTTTTCTGATGATTGATTTTCAATCAGGTTGTTTAATGCAGCAAATACTTTGTAATTGGTTACCTTTGCTTTAAAGAAGTTTTCTACGTTGTAGCTTTCTTTAATTTCTCTAACTAAGTTATACTTTTGCTTTCTAATCTCTGTCCTCTTTAACTTTGTAGATGTCTCTACTAGAGTGTTGATAACCATCTCAGCTTTAACTTCAGTTAAGTTCTTATAAGCGCCTAACTGTTCGTACAACTTATATTCTTTTCCTAATTCAGTATTAACAAAATACTTCTTAAGTATACTAATAGCGATAGAGTTCTTTCCCTCTAAGGTGTCAGAGGTGATCTGCCTTACTAGAAGTTCAAAAAGAAGTCCCGTATTTTTAAACTTTGAATGTTTTATTGACATCTATCGATGATTTTATAATAAATATGTGTTAAATGTTATTCCCTAATTTGTCTCTCATCTAATAAACCTTCTGCATTATTTTGAGATTCAAAAACCATCTTTTTACGCACTGGTATCTCATCTAATAACCTAGAGTGTTTTGATAACTGTCTCTTAGTGGTCTCCATTGTAAACGGTGAAGTATTATCTCTTCCGTATCCTTGTTGGTCATCTGTCTTCATTGCTTTTCTACCCAATCTATCCATACCTAACGGATCGTTTGTAGTATCAATATTTGAAGCTTTTTCTTCTGGTCTACCCACTCCTGGTCGGTCTCTATCATATCCAGCAGGTACTGCATCCGGTCTATCGTAGACTCTACCTTTACCGTAAGATGATGCAATATCGTGCGGAGTACCGTATGATTCTCCAGTCTCCAAAGGATCATTTCCTTCGTTTTCAATCTGAGACATTCTAAATTTACGCTTAGCATCTTGTAGGATTAACTCTCTCATCTCATCGTACTGATCTGTACTTAAGTGGAAGATATTATCGTAGATCCAATCAGAAGAAATCAATTGAGAATCCATCATTGTTTGAGCTAACTCAATCTTTTCTTTCATCAACATCACTCTTTCCTGATCATAAATGATAGAAGGTGTTGTTAACGATAATTCAAAGTTAGTTAATGATTCATCTCTGTATCCCTGAATGTATAAGTGCACAAATGCAATCTTATATAGTTCAGAAACCATAATTCTTTGTAGTTTCTCTACTGTTCTACCGAAGCGAATATCTTCTGCAGCAAGTGTTGCTTTACCTTGTAACTTTTCATCATACCCTAAGAATGCTTTTGGAATTCTTAAAGCAGCGAATAGCTTATCTCTTAAGTAATTTACGTCTGTAATACCATCGTACTGTAGACCACCTAATGTTTCGATCTTAGTTGATGAATCATTACCTCTCATGGGGATATAAAAATCCTCCATTAAGTTCTGCATGTTGTACTTTAAGTTATATTCACCTGTTTGTTGGTCGATATAAGGAGTACGCTTCATTTTAGAGATAGCCTTCTGCATAAAGTTTTCTACCTCTGCAGGAGGAATACCACCTACGTTCATATAGAATACTCTCTTCTCAGGAGCTCTTACAATCCTGTGAATTAACATAGCATCTTCCATCAAAGTATACTGCTTAAATAATTTACGAGCAGGTTCAATGTAAGAACGGCCGTATGGTAGGTAGTTTACATCTGTTAATAAACGGAAGTGAGCTATTTCATAGTTATCAAAGTAGATTGACTTAGCATCACTCTGGTTTGGAGTTTTAAAATACCCGTAAGTATCTGCTGCTAATCCATCAGGGTCATATCTGTACCTTACTGCTGTTGGATTTTCTGGATCGTAGTTTTCCTGCCTCTCTATGTTAAAAGCAGAGAAAGGAATAACATTATAAACACCGTACTTTTCTGAAGCTTCTAATTTTAAAAAGAAATCCCCGTACTTACACATGTTTCTGATCCACCAACTTAAATTAAATTCAATATTTAATACATCGTAGAATAAGTTGTAAAGGATTTTCTGAATGTTCTCATCAGAAGACCTAATATGTAGAACCTCTCCCATATCATTCTTAAGGGTAGATTCTTCAGAGAGAATATCAAGAGCAGAAGCAATGATTGCATCTGTATCCATTGCATCGTACTCAGAATATAATTGAGTTCTTAATGTTTGATAGTTAAATGAAGACTGGTATCCGTAGAGAGATGTAGGTGATGTAGTGTATATTCTATTGTACCTAGCCATTAAAGAGTTATTTTCTAACTCTCCTGACATTTGAATTTGGTTTGTATCTGCTACAGATAACTGATTACCTCCGACGTTCCGAATAATAACATCTGTAGAAAAAAGTCTACGTAATCTTGAAAATATACTAGTATCAGCCATTGTGTAGTGTTAATATAAGTATAAATAGTTAATAAATCCAGCTTATATCTTCTTTTCCTCCTTTACCATTGTCGATCTCATAGGGATTAGCTACGTGAGAGGGTAGGTAAACACCTTGGTAAGTAGGTCTTGTAACTGATATGTTGTTTAATGCATTACGGGTTAGGTCCAATCCCTGCTGTCTGAATTTTAATGCAGTATCCCTAATGTACATAGCAATACCAAAAGCCATAACTAAGTCGTCATTATAACCGTGCTGTGCTTCTGCTTTACCATTCTTCCATATAAACACTTTCATCTCTTCGATTAAACGTTTAGAACGTATGGTAACTGCTTTCTCATTAACGTACTCTTGAAACTTACCAACAACTAGCGGTCTAGTTCTTGAATTCATAGAGAATCCAGCAACCATATTTGAGTTATAATCGTATTGGTCGAAGTAAGAATCGGCAGTCATGTTACCTCCTTTTGGTGAGTAGTATAGGTTAAGATATCCTCTATCAATGACAGTCTGAATTGTTGACCATCCAATGGATGCGTTTTCAATTACTAATAATGCTTCATTATACTCACTGGCTATGCCTACTAGTAGGTATCCAAATTCTTTAGTTCCTAGTTGTCCTTTGTATTCTCCAACTTGAGAATTGTTTTCAATATCAATAACATGGAAGCTTGAAAAGTCTTTTCCATCACCTCTAGCTACGTCAGCAACTACCATGTAACTTCTTGAGTAATCAACAGGTTCCCAGATCCATAAGTTGTGGTCTACACCACGTCTTTCCATTGGGTCAGCCATGTAGGTCTGCTGGTAAAACTCTAAATACTCGCCATAGAATACAGTATCCCCTGATGTTGAGAAGTCACAGTCACATTCTTGTGCTGCAAGTCTTGGGTCACCCAGTAAATTATCTTGAGCATCTCTCCAAGTCTGATCTCTTTCAGGATGAACGTACCAAGGTAACTTAATTGGTAAAAATTCATTCTCTTTTGCTTCCCCCCTAACCCAGGTTTGGTGAAACCAGTTACCAGTTCCGTTAGGAGTTGATAGTACAATAGCACCACCACCCGTTGCTAAGGTCTGTTGAGCTGATGCCCATGTCTCTCCGATGTTATCGATGAAGGCCGCCTCGTCAATTAACAGTAGTGATACAGCTTCTGAACGAGCAGCATCTGAATTTGATGATTTAGCTGTGATTTT